AGTTTGTAAATGCAATTAATATTATGCAGTGTGTTTATCAAACTATTGTGTTTTAATAAAGTTATTTGTTAAAAGTCTTTTGTATATCCGAATACCAGTCTTTATAAAACTTCTGAACATCTTTTAAGTATGTTTCGTAGTTTTGTTTTAGTTCTTCGTATGTCGGTAGTTTAAATGTAAACATTTTATTCTCCGTTAGTTTAGGAGTATATAATGTTGCAACGCAATAAAATCAAGATTACTTTATATTTAAATGTTCTTTAACCGACTCAATAATGTACTTAGCAATAGACCACTTCCATTCTGCGTATAACCCAATTATTAATCCTAATATAAAATAAATCATTTAACCTTATTAAAGTATTCTATACATTCTGCAATAGTTTGTTGTCTAATATATTCATCTCTTATTTCTTGTGATGTTGGTTGTGGTAATGGCGAATCCCATCTATCTATTATAAATTCACCAGCAGAAGTAAGATCATAACTTGCATCAGGTGCTAATGATTTCATTACAGTATTAATACCCCAAGCAAAACCATTTTCATTAGTGTATCTTTTTATAGTTGCTTCAATAGATAGTTTTCTGACTGTCATAATATAAGTTCTGTTAAGTTTTTGTTATTACCAACAGTTCCTTTAATAAACACATTAAAAGCAAGACTAATTCTAGTGTTATCTCCTTCTTTAGTTTCTACCATGTGAGTTAATGAAGAAGGGAATAGTATTATATCTCCAGTCTTTACAGAAAACCACCAAGTTTCTGAGTTCCAAATATTATAATCTTTTACTTCTGGTTTAATAGTTTGGTATCTATTATTAAAGAATTTAATCTTATCATGTTCTTTATGGCAGTTAATATAGAATACTCCTGATACTAATGAATTAGGGTGTGCGTGTTTATGATGGTATTGATTTGTTTCTGTATAATTTAACCAAGACTGAGTAATATAAGGTGTAATGTTATTAGCTGGTGAAATAACTTTATCAAAATAATCTTTAACTTTTAAATCTAAATCTGTTTTTAAATCTTTAAATGATTTTTGATTTAAAATGTAGTTATTATTAGAAGTTGTATTACCTTCGTTTTTATAAACATCTAATTTAGTCTTATCAATAAATGATAATTCTTGATTTGTAATTTCTCTATTTAATTTTGAAATATAAACTGGTGTTGGGAATATCCCATTTATAGTTGCTTCCATTGTTCCTTCTTTTTTTAACTACTCTATTAAATCCCAAGCTAAAGTCAATTCGTTCCAAGTATACTTTTCTTCATCATTTGGTTTAGAAACTGGTGCTTCCCAAAGACAAGTAGATTCATTCAATACCCAAGAATTAAAAGGTTTAGGTGCTATAAAAGCATCTCTATCTTCATCATAAGTATATCCTATTCCTGCATGATTTTTTCTTAAAGGTGTTCCATTATTATTATGAACTCCACCTTGTGTATTATAAGATGTTTGTTTCCACAACGGATAACCAGTTAATTTTGTTAAAAAATCAATTCCAATAGATTCTTGTTCAACTCCATTTGAATCATGTAAAACTTCATTAACTACTGAAAGAACTTCTATTACTTTATTGTTTAATCCTATTTTTGCGAATGATGCCATTATGTTGTGTAACTCCCTGAACCATTAAATTGTAATATTGTATTACTACCAGATGTAGTAACTGTTGGAGAACCTGTTGTAGTAGATGAATAATTAGTAGTTGGTACACTTAATATAACAACCCCTTTTCCACCTGCTTGACCTGCTGTTCCACTTCCTGAACCACCACCTCCACCTCCAGTATTTGCTGTTCCTGCTGTCATTCCTGCTGGGATTCCACCAGTTCCACCACCACCAGAACCTCCAGTTCCTCCAGTTGCATTTACTAAACCTCCTCCACCACCACCACCTGCTCTTGTAACTGAAGAACCAGTAATTGAAGAAGCAGTTCCATTACCACCATTTCCAGCTACTGTACCTGTTGAATTTCCTCCTACTGCACTAGCACCTCCTCCACCTGCTGCACAAAAATATGGAGATGTAGCACCAACAGCAGAACCACCATTATTTCCTTGACTAGGTGAAGTGCTTGGTGTGTTTCCAGCACCACCTGCTCTATCATTAGTACCACCTCCACCAGAACCACCATTTCCTCCTACATTGGCATTTACTCCACTACCAAAACCTCCACCAGCAGAAGTAATTGTTGATAAACCTGAACCTGAAATTGAAGAATTTGAACCAGCAACACCATCATTTGGTGATGAACCAGCACCACCATCTCCTACTGTTACTGTAATTACTGTTCCAACGTTTACTGTTTGAGTTGATGTTCTATATCCACCAGCACCTCCACCACCTCCATTATCTCTACCAGCACCTCCTCCTCCAGCTATCACTAAAAAATCTATTGAATAAGGTGCGATTGACAAAGCATCTGTTCCTTCATTAATTCCTGATGTTGCTAACCAACCTTGTGTTGAATCTATATAAACTAATAATACTCCTTCTCTTTCTCCAGTTAATGCTAAATTAGATGTTGCACCTTCTATTTTATTTCCATTAGGAGAAATAGTAAGTGCATTAGTATCAAAAGTTCCTGCGTAATCTATTAAAGCTATTTGCTGTCCAGCACTTGGTGTTGAAGGTAAAGTTACTGTAAATGCAGAAGATGTTGTGTTACAAAAATATCCTTCTCCAGCAGTTGCAGTAAAACCAGAAGTTTTAACTGAAGATTGCCAAGCTATTCCAGAAGATGAAGTTGTAAAAGATAACACACCTGAACCATTTGTAGCTAAAACTTGATTTGCTGTTCCGTCAGAAGTTGGAAATGTATATGGAGTAAAAGACATAACTCCTGCTGTTGAAGAAATTAATGCTTGATTATTTAAAGTTGGTGCAACAGGTAAAGTGAAAGTTAAATCAGCACTTACACTAGCTGGTGCTTTTAATCCAATATAATTTGTTCCATTAGCTGTTGTTTCTCTAAAACGAATTTCTTTTTGGTTGTCTATAATTAAATTTACTGTTGTTGTATTTACTGAATCTGAAAGTGTTAAAACTGTTCCTGTTGCAGTTGTAGATAGTCCAGTAATTGATACTGTTGAATCTAACCAATTTACTGTGTTAGCAGAATGGTCAATAGTTGCTAAAGAAATATCATCAGCACCATCATAATATTTTAATGTAGGTGTAGTTGGAGAAGTAGTGTCTAACCAAAGCTGACCAGCTACTGCACCTGTTGGTCTTGATGTTCCTGAATTAGTTGTTTGAATTGCTGATAATGCGTTATTTAAATCTGTTCTAAATGCAGGGAAACCCTGATTTGCTATGTTATAATCGTGTTGACTCATATTCTATCTAATATCCTTTAGCTAAATAATCAAAAGTTTTAGTAACTCCTGAATTGCCACTATTTTTAAATGCAACATCAAAACCATTAACAGTTTTATTTGAAATTGTAAAGAAATCTCCTGTGTTTAATCCTTGTGCTGTTATTCCTACTGCATAAGAATTTGAATAAAAAGGTAAAGTAAATACAACATTATAAGTTCCTGTTCCTGAAACAATATCATTACCACTAAATATTCTATCTGGCATATCTATACTTACCGACAAAGCACTAATAACTGGAGTGGAAGCCAAATCAAATGATCTTAATGTTACTCTAAACTTGTAATATCTTGCTGTGTAATCGCCAACTACAAAGTTTCTAAATGTAGTATAAGTTATATTGTCATTAGATAAAGCAATCTCAATATGAGCATTACAATTAGCAGGAGTATCGCCATCAAAGTTAGATTGTGCGTCATCAAAATCTCCAGTTCTTAAATCAAATAAGTCATCTAAGTTATCAGATGTTTGTGTAATAGAAGCAGTTACTCTTGAAGTATAAACTGCACCTATATCTATTGGAGTTGAGAATAAATAAGTTCCTTCAGAATATAAGTCATAAGAAGTTACACCAGAATCAAAGAATGAAGTTCCTGAATCAAAGTTTCCTGTTGCACTATCAAATAGTTCTGATGAATCTAATCTTAATGTGCCATCAGAAACAACTGTTTGAAATTTAGTTCCTGAGAATGTAGGTGATTCAGTTTGTGTTGCAACAGCATTATAGTTTCCTATTGCTAATACATTTGTTTCAATGATTGTTTCATTAGAAGAAAAGTTACCATTTTTATCTACTGCTTTTATAAGATATGAACCTACTCTTGCTGGAACTGTAACTGAAGTAGCTGGTCTTGCAACTTTTTCAACTAAAGAAACTGAGTTAGCCCAAGAAGCACCACTTGTTTGTGTTGAATATCTTATTTGATAATAAGCTAAATCTAAGTCTGTAATTTGTTGCCAAGATAAATGTGCATCTCCACCAATAATGTTACATGAAAAATCTGTTACATCAGAAGGTGGTGCTATTCCACCAATGATAGTTCTTGTTGCAGAAGTGTAAGTAGATGAAACTCCTAATGTATTAAATGCTCTAACTCTTACGTTATAAACAAATCCATCTTTTACGTTTAATATTCTATGAAACAATCCTGTAACCTGACCAGATATAAGATAATCTGTATCTGTACTTAGTTTGTATTCTACTTGGTAGTAATCCACAAAGTTATCTAATGATGCACCAATAGTTACA